CTTCAGAGTCTTCAATGGTCATACCACGACTCCAGCGACCGTGTGCTATCATAATATAATCACCTACTTTAAGGTCTTCTTTACATTTAGGTCCTATTGAGTATATTTGCGCCCATCTTGGACGAATACCCGCACTTTTCATATCGTCGTTAATCATGATGATGCCACCACGACTTAGACGCTCTCTAAATTCCATCCCATAAACTAGGATGTGATCTCCGATTGCTCGGAACTCTTTAAACTTTGTGGTAGTTAAATTGCGTTTTTCTGTCATATTAGCTTTTCTTGGATTTCTCTAATTCTGCTTTTTTAATTTCTTCGATTTCTACTTCAAATTCAGCAAGCTCATCGATTTCTAGTTCTTCTGCAAGAAGCTCCAGTTCTTCTGTGATATCGATTTTACTTTCCGGCGAAGCAACAGTTTCAATCGGCTGCATCAAATCTTCTTTGCGCTTTGATAAGGCTGCTGCTCTATTAGAGACAGTCCGTTGATACTTGTCCCCTACCTTTTTAGTGACAGGAACAATAATTCTCCCCTGACTGTCAATAGTATCACCACGAGCATTGACGCTCATATTTCCTACTGCTCTGGTACGCTCATTTTTTCTAGCAAGGATAGACATATCTAATCTTTTGCCTTGCGCTGTTCTATAAATTCCCATTGAATCTACTCCTTCACTTGTATTTATATTTCTGCATAGTAGACTATTTTAAAAATTCTTCGATGGGTAAATCGTAGTATAGTGAATTAATTTTATGCACTCCGAGCAAAAACAACACAAAACTTGCTACGCTGGATCCTCTACCAACGCCCCATACTATGTTGTTTGCTCTCATTGTGTCTACTAGATACTTTAAATATTGCAACAATACAAACATGTCTCGTTTTTGGTAAAGCAGAAGCTCCTTACCCACTCGCTGTAGTTCTTCATCAGATGTACACAGACCGAGTATATATGCAGCAATATCAAAGTTGCGATATTCATCAGGTATGAACCATTGGTTCATACAATCATTGTCAAATTCTTCTACGGTTTTATCAGCTACGACATAGGTGACAAGATCGGGAACGGTATTTAATTCTAAATTAGCATCAAACTTGATGACTTCATCAACAAAGATTTTACCCGAAATTTTGAATTCAGGATTTGTCAGATAAATGTCTAGCAAATCCTGTTCATTATAAATTTGTTGTCCAAATATATCTGTATACATAAGCTAATTATACAGCAATATGCTCACTAAGTCAAGTAGTTTTTGCTTTATCTTTCCAAGATAAGTTGAGTTCAGACCAAACATTATCATCAAATAGCTTTACAACATTGTTCTTGGGTTCAACAGAAATACCGTCATTGGTAATTTCAGTGTCATTGGAATGCCACCAATTATTCCCTAACATAATGTCGGCATTTTCTGCTGATTCTGCTACAATGGGATATCGCATTCCGTCTCCTAATAAAGAGTTAATCGTAATATCAGTTATCTTGATTCTATCTTCCATTATAGCATTGAGCTTTAACAGCAAAACCATTCCCACAATCTGATCGTAGGGTTCGCCAGGCAAGGTTGAAACTGCAATACCAGCTTCTCTGTATTTTTCTATTAGCTCGGTTTTTTCTTCGTTAATGAATACCGAATTAGTCATTATGTTTTTAATTAAAAAGTCAAGCCTATCCAATGCAATAACTTGTTCTTTAGGAACATCAGTTTCTACTAGCATAGAAAGCACTAATTCGTAGGAGTTAATGTGGTATCGGTCATCAAAATGAACACCGGCTACAAAAAAGATATCACGCTCTATTCTAGTAATCATTTTTTATCAGATTCGATATTGATTTTGTTTTTGATATTTTGTTTTTCAAATAATTCATCCATTCTAACTCTGTACTGTGTTCTGTATGATTCTAGTATCATTTGTGCTTGATGAATTAATGGACTGTTTCCTGTGCGATATGCAAATGTCAAACTTTGAGTTAATGTAGACATTTTCTCTTGCAATTGCTCCAGTGAAAGTTCTTTGAGGTCTTTTTGATTTACGAAAGGATGTTCCATATTATATTACCAGGCCGTAAGTGATATTCTTTTCCAAATGTCGGAACCAATATATACAGAGGCAATACAATTACCAGAGTCTGTTGACAACAACACTTCTGATCCAGCAACACCATTAACTCGTGTTTGACTGATTGTAATATTGGGACTTGACACTGTTTTAATATAATAAACTTGATTTTGAGTAAGTCCACCGAATACACTACCGGTAAAGACAATAGGAGCATTCACTGCTAAATCATTAGTATTTACCATAGTGATGATATTAGTAGTTTGGAATGTTGCAGTTGCTTCTTTCGTATTATAAACGGTCGAGTTGAAATCATCAGTGCATACATAGATATATGAAGCAGGGTTGCCATACATTGTTCCAGATGCCCCAGTTAAGGTGAGCATTGCGCCGCCCGGAGTAGATGAAAGCGTGATAGAGTTACCATCTGCTACTTCCTTAATATAGTATGTTGTCCCCGCAGTGATTCCACCGAATGTTGTACCGGTAAATGTGATTGGCATGTCACGATAAAAACCGGTTGTGTCACTGACAGTAACTACATCTATGTTGCCGTTGATTGTTGTTGGAGCTGCATACTGAGTTGCACTAACTCTCCAAGTTGAACCAGTTCCAGCACCAGAAAGATTTTCTACGATCCATGTATTTGCCGTGACGCCTGAACCAGAAAGAACCATACCTTCTTGAACTGTACCTGATGTTTGGACACCGACAGTAAGTGTAGTTCCCACAATACCGGTAGCTCCATCGATTGCAGTCGATGCTACTGTTTGCGATTGATTTACTGTCCAAGTTGAACCTGAACCGCTTCCCGAAATATTAGTGCTGATGAATGTGTTTGCAGTAACGCCGGTGCCTGACAATAGCATTCCAGTAGCGATAGTACCAGTTGATAGTGTACCAATTGTAAGTGTAGTTCCGCTGATCGTACTACCTGTTGTTGTAAATGCATTAGCAGTAATAACAGTAGGCGTGTTAGCAGTAGCGGTAGCAGTAATTTGACCAATCGCTGTGCTTACTGCAACAGTGCCATTTGTATCGCCCTGTACGCCAGTAGAGGGAGGATCACGAGTCACGACCTGTGTTGTTTGGAATGGACGATTAGTAGGTGATACGCTAATAGTGTTTCCGCAATCGATAGTACTGAATGTGTATTCAAGAATCGAAGTATTAGCCGGCGCAGTCAATGTTGCTGTATTAGAAATATTGCTATAATTTTCTAACAGAACTACCCCAAAGTTGTTGTTTGATGAAATGCATTGACTAGGTAGTTGAATATTTGCAGTAGTATTAGCAACAGTGAGGCGCAACACTACATTGCTTTCGGTATTTGTAGGGGCCCAGCCACCGAACTGGAACTGTACATCGCCTGTCACGGCACCGTAATGAACATCTGCACGATTTACATCCACTAGTACAGTACCGGACAATGCGTTGCCGAGATTATAAGTTGTAGCTCTAAAACCACTAGTGCTTGCGTTACTAATCAATGTGTTAGCCATATCATTATTAAGAACACTGTTGTCCAACGCCGCTTTTAGCACTACCTTGTTTTGCAAGTCAGTGATTTCTGTTGCACCGGTGTTTAGGTTAGTTCTAATTTGAGCAAAGTTATCTCTAAAACCCTGAGAACTATTATTTTCTCCGGGAACAGGATAATTTACATTGATTCCGTTTGTGTTAATTTGGCTTGTCATATTTCATCATTTCCATAATGTATTTAGTATTGTGTAGTATCTGGTAAAATTGTTTGTCTAGGGAATAAGACATAAAAATTATTACTGTCTAATGGATTAGGAGCAGGACTTGCGCTAGGTAATCCAGTCCAAGCTGCGGGTGACAGGTTATTATCATAATTAAATGTAGTACTCTTGTCAACGGTAAATCTATCAATTTTAAAGTTGATGATATTGAGTCTGTAAGGATTACCTACAACATCTACCCACATTGTGTTTATATTGTTCTTAATAGTTTCTGCAAATCCCGGCTTAGTATAACAAATAACCCAAGCCGGAACGAAACCAGTAGTGGAGCCGTTCAACTGCTGACTGGTCATCCATTTAGGAAGTAAGTTACTATTGAATTCTTGACCTAACACATCGCCTACCTGTTCTCTCATGTTAGGTAGACTATTTGGATAAAGCTGTTTAGCAAAGCCAGGGGTCAATGAGGTATAGTAATCAGGAAGACCATAACTAGTAAATATATCTAACTCACTTGTATAATACGGGCCTAATCCTAATGGAATAAATCTAGGCCAAATAACTTCCTTACTAACACTTGCTCCCATTGGATTAACCAAATTATCTATTACTTCGCTATACACTACTTCATAGATGATTTCTCCGGCATCGTTTCTTGCAACTGCGGTTTTAATTTCACCAAGCGTAATTTGACGCCAATAGTGATTTTTAGTAACTGATGCTACATAGTCATCGAAATCACTTGCATAGATTCCATACGCATGTTCATATACGACATTGTTTGATTTACCGAAATAAGGATCATTCTCACGATATAGATAGTCATTCGGTATAATTTCTGTATTAGTCAGTAAATCAGAAATTAGATTCCTGTCAGACACACTAGGAGTACATTTTATGTATAGTGTATCAGTAGGCTGACCAAACTGAATATCTACTGTAACGGTAAATGTTCTAGTTGAGCTTACTACTGAGAATATCTCTGAATATGCTTCTATGGTAAAAGTAAAATCTACAGTTGAATTAGGAGGCAAGAATGAGTCAGTCGGTTGGTAAGCAACAACACCCGATATTTCACCGTTGTCCAGTAAAGTAAGATTAGGAGGCAAAGTACTACCGTTTACTAATCTATACTTTAATGCCACATCACTTTCTGCTTGTACTTTTAGTGTACTCAGTAATCCATTGCTGACTACGCCCAAACTATTCGGGGTTAGCCAATCGACTATACCTTCAATATCATTTTTAAGTATAAAACTAAACTTCACAAACGGAGTTTGTAGTGCTGGATTAATTGCTTTTTGAGCAGCGACACTAAATGAGAACTGATTTATAGTATTATCACTTATTATAGGATTTCCACTAATCCACCCAGTTGATGAGTCACCGGTAAGTCCTAAAGGCAAATTAGCGAATACATATTCTAGCTGATTGTTGTCAAAGTCTTTACCTAATATTTTAAAAGTAAATTGATCATCACTATTAAATCTCCCTATATAGGCATTTTGATCAGGAGGATAAGTAAATCCATTGCCATTCGGTGGCAATATATAATAACTATAATCTACATCATTTAATCCAATATTATATGTAGCAGGGCGAGTATTCAATATAGTAGGAACTCGTGTATTAAGTGGTTTACTATCACCACCTATACTAGCGGGCGCCTGCTGATTAGCGATGGTAATTGAATAAGCTTCCGAATCAGATCCCAAAGGACTGTCTAATTCAATAGTAAAACTATATGTTTGTACAGTAGGTTGACCTTGAGATACACTAGGCAATGCAGCAGTCATATATCCCACTGCATCAGCGAAAGTAGCTGTTGTGCCACCGGAAGTGTTGGAAACAGTAAAAGTAGTTCCGCCTCCGAAAATTTCTCTTACATAGTAAGTTGAGCCGGGTGTTATTCCCCCAAAACTTGAGCCGGTAAATATAATAGGTCTACCGACAGTGAAACCGACAGTACTAAAACAAGTTATCACATTTGAGCTTGTGGCAACAATAGCTGTATTGACTAAGGGTAATGTCACATTGCTTACTGGTGGAGTAGGATACCCTCTGATTAATCCAAATTCATTAATCTCTAAGCCAGGCGGAAGTTGTCCCTGTGTCACTCTAAGTGCAACCGGATTAGTTGATATAGGATTATTATACAATATAGGATATTCTACCCAAACACTATCGTTTTGTGAAAACAATAATCCCGACGGTGTAGCGAGAGAAGGACTTTGTGCTCCGGTAACAGTCAGTGTGAAAGTTCTATCTCTTATGTTTTGATAATTGTCTGTGGCTCGCACAACAAAGGTATATAAAGTATTTTCCGAAACATTATTTGGAATACCGTAAATCAATCCGTCTTCGGTCATCAGTAAACCTGTAGGTAAACTTCCACTGATGATAGCATAAGTTACGGTTACTGCTGGCAGTACTGCCGAAGCTGATAGTTGTATAGGTACTATCACTATAAACGAAGGATAAATTCCTATACTGCCAGCAGGTGTATTCCAAATTGGTTGAGCCATAATTATATTACTTTAATGCCTTCAATGCAATATCATAGTGATGCTTTCTATCAGCTAAACCGATAGTACCACCATTGATGCGCTTAGTTAAACCAACAAAGTCACCTTTGTCAGCATAGATGCTTAACTTGTTTGCATCCCAAAACCAACCAGCACTTGCAACAGCACCTTCAGGAGTTTCAAGATATGCAACAGCTTCATCCAATGATATACCGAGTGACTTAGCAAAGCGACTATAGTTATCTTTACCAGTTAGCTGAATCAATCCGCGACCGCAGAATTTGTAACCATCACCTGATGCTTCTGTTCCATTACCCATGCGATTTGCATAGACTTTGTTTGCAATCTTTACTGGTTTACGAGCATACTGATTTGCAATCTCTAGAGTAGTAAATCTCTTTGGCCAAGTCTTTCTAAGTGACGCCGCACTATAGTTCAACCCTTCTTTAACAAAGTTAAAGCCGCCGGACTCGTGAGCAATCTGCGCTAAGAATGCAGCCATTCTCTTTGGATTCTCGAATAAGTCAAAGTGGTCACCAATCTTGTTTAACGGTTCTACATATTTTGCAAGAACCGTTGCTTTAGTCTTTGGACAAACTTCTCTCAATAATTCTAATGTTACTCTACTCATAATTTCCCCCTATTTTATTACGGTCTACCTTGACCTTTATATGCTTTATAATTTCTACGCTTGTTTTTATTCATTGTAGAAAACTTAATAGAACTATGCGATGCTCCAATAGTAGTCTTCCCTTTTGCTTGGTCACTGAATGTGACTTTTTGATTACCATTACCTGATTTTGCTTTAGCCATTATATTACCTTTCTATGTTAAGCATAAGTTGCGCCAACTGTATACCACTGAGTTGTAGTTGGAGCAATAAATTGCAGTGTTGCGCCTGCTGGATGTGAGTACGCAGCATTAGCAGATTGTGAGTTGATGATTCCGTTAACTGCTGGATATACTAACAATGCATTAGCTGATGTGTTAGTGATCGTGAGTACCATACCAGCTACTGCTGTAGGAAGAACCACGCCTTGAGTAGAAAGTACAGTAGAAACTATATTCATTTCTTTAGTAAGAGCAGTTGCTTGTGCTTGAGTTGTGCCGTTAGCACTAATGCCAGTTCCTACTGAACGCAAATGATAGCCGGTAACTGTGACATTCGCTGCTGAGACATTACCGGTGAATACGCCTGCGGCTGCACCGATATTTCCTACATTAGCATTACCGGAAGCATTCAATGTACCTGTTATAGAGAGAGTGTGTCCTGGGTTGGTATTAGCAATACCAACATTACCGGTGCTTGCTACTCTCATCTTCTCAGTAGGGACGCCGCCTTGCGATGCGTTAGCAGTATTGAATACGATTGCGCCTGGCGCTGAACCTGCGCCTGATGTATATGCAGCATCAACAATAGAGGTTATAGATGCAGCAGCATTAGGACTGAATCCATCCCAAGCTACAAACTCAATTTGTCCTAGTCGGTCACCGTTTGATACTTCAGTGAATACAGTAATGTTTCCTCTAAATCGTTCAAATGTTACTGAGCCTGAAGTGGCAGCGGTATTACCAAAATAAGCAGTATCTACGCCAGTCTTAATAATCGTTGTTGCAAAATTAACATCTGATACAGATAGATTACCGTCGTGTGCAGTAGCATACAATGTGCCTGTATTCAAGTTTGCATAAATTGCAGTATTTGAATTTAGTGCATAGTTACCATTTGCAGTAGCAGAGATAAACGCCGGGTAATAAGTACCAGTTGATCTTACGTTATTTAATACTGCTGCTGCGTTAGTTGCACTATCGGCCGCACCAGCTGTAGCAACGTTCAAATTCGCTACACGAGTAGTTGAAGTAACAACAAGAGGAGCAGTACTAGTTGCTACATTTGATATTAATTGAGGAGCAGTGACATTTGCTGTAGCAAGTACTTGTGCAGTACCTAAGTTGCTGACATTGGCGTTGCCTGATACACCTAGTATGCCAGTTACATTGGCTCCTGTTGCAGTAGCAGTAATTCTTGCTCCGCCTACCGCTGCAATAGTAACGTTACCATTCGCAGTAATAGTGACGTTTGAGTTGCCGTTTTGTAATAGACCACTATTGATTGTAGTGATATTACCAGTCGTGATGATCGCCGTAGCAGTACCCAAATTACCAACATTTGCGTTACCGGTTACACTTAATACACCGCCGGTTGAAATATTACCTGCTGAAGCATTTCCTGTTACTGCCAATGATGTTAGTGTACCAACTGATGTAATGTTAGGTTGTGCTGCTGTTGTTAATGTACCGGTTAAGAATGAACCAGAAATTAAGTTTGCGCCAGTAATTTGAGACGCAGCGCCAGATAGAGTGATAGCTGCGTTTGTCCCCATTGTCAAGCCGGTCAATGTACCAACACTTGTGATGTTGGGCTGAGCAGCAGTGGTTACTGTACCTGCTGTAGTTGCTGAGGTAGCAGCGCCACTTAAAGTAGCGGTAATAATGTTAGCACTAAAGCTACCGTTAGTATCTCTAGCAACGACCTTATTTGCAGTATTAGTGGTCGTTGCATCAACTGTTGCGGTTACTGCGGTGCCGCCGTTAAAGCTTGTCCCTGTCAAATAGCTGCCTAGTGTCAATATTTGAGTAGTATTCGCCGTAATCGTTCCGCTGCCACCTAGTGAAATAGCAGTTCCATTGACTGTTAGTGAGCTATTAGCAAGTCTTGCTTGAGCTAAGGTACCGCTTGCAATGCTATTTGCGTTTATTCCAGTTATTGATGAACCATTACCTGAGAAGAAGCCGGCACTAACTAAGTTAGCTCCGGTAATTTGTGAGCTAGCACCGGAAAGTGTAATATTTCCATTAGCTGCTAATGTCAATCCAGTAAACGAAGTGCTTACTGAAGTGATATTAGGTTGTGCCGCAGTTGTAACAGTACCAGCAGTAGTTGCACTTGTTGCAGCGCCGCTCAACGCACCTACAAAAGTAGTAGCAGTGATAGAGGCATTAGCTAAGTTAGCACTGATGCCTGTGTTGATTACTGCTTGCGAGTTGCCATTAGCACTTGATGTACTGAATGTTGGGTATACCGTAGTTGCGGTTGAAGTGTTCTGTAGTAGTGCTGCTGCATTAGTAGCTGAAGTTGCGCTATCAGCAGCTCCTGCGGTCGCTACATTTAAGTTTGCAACACGAGTAGTAGATGTTACTGTTAATGGGGCAGTACCAACTGCGATATTAGAAATTAATCGTGTACCTGTTATTGTGCCGTTAGCACCTAATGAAGTTAATGTACCAACACTAGTAATGTTAGGCTGTGCGTTTGTTGTTACTGTGCCGGCTGTAGTGGCAGCACTTACTGTACCGGTTACATTGGCACCTGCAATTGCACTTAGTCCACTACCATTACCGGTAATTACTCCAGAATAGAATATATTACCTTCTTTGCTAACTGCAAACTTGCTTGAGGACCCTATTTGAAGATCAATCAATAATGAGTTTGCAGTACTATTAGTATCAGTTATGTCTGCTTCGATTGCAGTAAACTGCACACTTGCATTATTCCAAGTTTGTAATAAAGTAAGTGCATGTAGATTGCTAGTTATTGCTCCAGGGTTTATAGTTGTTCTACCCTGTGATACGGTTCCGTTTACTGTTAATCCGGTTAGTGTACCAACACTAGTGATATTAGGTTGAGCATTAGTCGTTACCGTACCGGCCGTAGTCGCAGATCCAGCTGTAGTTGCAAAAGTTGCGTTGGCTACTGTACCAGTAACATTAGCACCAGGAATGTTAGTGAGTCCGGCTGCATTCCCAGTAAAGATACCTGTATTTGCAGTGATGTTAGCAGCAGTTATGTTACCGCTAACACCGAGACCAGTTAATGTACCGATGCTTGTAATATTAGGTTGTGCTGATGTAGTCAATGTACCCGCTATAAAGTTTGCACTTACTAAGTTGCCGCCTGATACATTGCCTGCGCCAATATTTCCGTTTACTGCTAGGCCTGTTAATGTACCAAGTGATGTAACATTTGGTTGTGCCGCGGTTGTTAGTGTACCTGTTAACAGATTACCTCTGACAGTACCTGAGTTAGCAAACACATTCCCGAAAGTTCCGCTATTTGTAACTGCTAGTGCCTGAGTTGAAAGCGTACCTGTACTCTTATCAAATGTCATATTAGCATTTGCGGCAAAACTTCCTGCATCGTTGAACAATACTTGTGTATTTGAGCCTGGAGCAAAAGTTAATGCAGCAGCCGTAATAAACGCAACATTTGATCCTGTACCGGTAGCTACGAGAACTTGATTGTTTGAACCGCCCGAGATCCTTACATTTCCTACTGCACTCAAGTTAGCTACACCAGTTACATTAAGTGCAGTAAGTGTACCTAAGCTTGTGATGTTTGGCTGAGCATTAGAAGCAGTAGCTATTGTTCCAGTCAACAGCGTAGCAGAAACATTACCGGCTGAGAGATTACCTGTAACATTTGCATAACCAGCAATGTTAGCTCCGGTACCAGTAACCGTTACGACATTAGCATTACCCGCAATAGTAAATCTTACATTACTATTAGCATCGACTCTTACTTCGGAATTACCGTTTTCGATGTAACTACCTGCACCAACTGAGATATTAGTTAGTAAACTACCATCACCTTGGAAGAAGTTTGCTTTAGCAAGATTACCTAAGTTAGCATTACCTGATGACAAATTGCCTGAAACAGCCAATGAACTTAGTGTGCCTACGCTTGTAATATTTGGTTGTGCTGCCGTTGTGACAGTACCGGCAGTGGTTGCTGTGGGTACTGTACCGGTTACATTAGCTCCCGGAATGTTCGTAAGTCCTGCTGCGTTCCCAGTAAAGATCCCTGTATTTGCAGTGATGTTAGCAGCAGTTATGTTACCACTAACACCCAATGATGTTAGTGTACCAACTGATGTAATATTTGGCTGTGCTGATGTTGTCAGTGTACCTGTTAATAAGCTTGCACCAATAGTACCTGAGTTAGCATATACATTACCAGCCGCTATGTTTGCTGTAACTGCAAGACTTGATAATGTACCTACGCTTGTAATATTTGGTTGGGCTGCTGTTGTTACGGTACCTGCTGTAGTCGCACTTGTAGCAGCCCCACTTAATGCGCCGACAAAAGTAGTAGCAGTGATGCTATTATTTGATAAGTTAGCACTAATTCCCGTGCTGATTACTGCACTTGAATTGCCGTTAGCACTTGATGTAGTGAAGGTTGGGTATACAGTAGTCGCAGTTGAAGTATTCTGTAGTAATGCAGCAGCGTTAGTAGCCGCCGTTGCTGCATCTGCAAAGCCGGCGTTTGCAACATTTAAGTTTGCTACCTGCGTAGTAGAAGTTACTACTAGAGGAGCAGTGCCTGTTGCAATATTACTGAGCAATTGAGTACCGCTAATATTGCCAGTAGCAATAACTCTACCTGTACCTAAATTAGCAACATTTGCATTACCAGTAGCGTTTAATGTACCGGCTACATTTACTCCTGTTCCGGTCATTACTACAACATTAGCAGTTCCTGCAATATCAAAATTAATATTACCATTTACCGCAGGGATGCTAACATCTGAGTTGCCGTTTGCTAGTGCGCCTACAAAGTTAGCAGCAGTAACATTTCCAGTAACTGCAAGGCTTGTTAATGTACCTACACTAGTGATATTTGGTTGAGCCGCAGTTGTTACAGTACCTGCTGTAGTCGCTGATCCAGCAGTTGTTGCAAAGGTTGCGTTAGGCACCGTACCGGTTACATTAGCGCCAGTGATTGCACTTAGTCCACTACCATTACCAGTAAAGATACCTGTATTTGCAGTGATGTTAGCAGCAGTTATATTACCACTTACACCCAATGAAGTGAGAGTACCAACTGAAGTGATATTTGGCTGCGCTGCTGTTACAACAGTACCTGCTGTAGTGGCGTTTCCACTAAGTGCGCCGACGAATGTGGTTGCCGTGATAGAGGCATTACCCAAGTTAGCACTGATGTCTGTGTTGATTACTGCTTGTGAGTTGCCATTAGCACTTGAAGTCGTAAAGGTCGGATAAACAGTCGTTGCTGTTGAGGTATTCTGTAGTAGAGCAGCAGCATTAGTTGCGGCGCCGGCAGTTGCAGCATTTAAATTTGCTACTTGTGTGGTTGAGGTAACTACGAGAGGAGCAGTACCAGTAGCTACATTACTGATTAACTGAGGAGCAGTAACATTAGCAGAGGCAAGAACTTGAGCAGTACCTAAGTTACCTGTATTTGCATTACCTGTAGCGTTCAATGTGCCGGCTATGTTGGCGCCAGTTCCAGTGACGACCAGTATGTTCGCATTGCCGGCAACATCAAAGTTGATGTTTCCATTTGCAGCGGGAATGCTAATATCACTGGTTCCGTTTGCAAGATTGCCTATGAAGTTAGCTGCGGTAGCATTACCAGTTACAGCTAATGCACTTAATGTACCAACGCTTGTGATGTTCGGCTGCGCCGCAGTTGTAACAGTACCAGCGGTAGTTGCGCTTGTTGCGGCGCCGCTTAATGAACCAACGAAGGTAGTTGCAGTAATAGAATTATTTGATAGGTTAGCTGTGAGGCCTGTACTTGTTAGTTCTGATACATTTCCAGTAGCTGCGTTTGCAAAGATGAGGAAGTTATTTCCTGTTCCTGCTGCTATACTAATGAAGTCAGCAACATTTGCATAAGCAACATTTAGATTAGCAACACGAGTGGTGCTTGTTACTGTTAATGGAGCAGTGCCTGTTGTGACATTTGAGGTTAGTGTGCTTGCTGTTACCGCAGATGTAGCATTTAAGTTGCCTACATTAGCATTACCTGTTACTGCAAGTGAAGTTAATGTACCGACACTAGTGATGTTTGGCTGCGCTGCTGTTACAACAGTACCTGCTGTAGTGGCATTGCCGCTCAATGCACCAACAAATGTAGTTGCTGTAATAGAGGCATTACCCAAGTTAGCACTGATGTCTGTGTTGATTACTGCTTGTGAGTTGCCATTAGCACTTGATGTACTGAATGTTGGATAGACTGTAGTTGCTGTTGAGGTGTTTTGCAGTAATGCAGCAGCGTTTGTTGCTGAAGTTGCCGTACCGCTTAATGCACCAACGAAGGTTGTAGCAGTAATGCTATTGTTGCTCATATTAGCAAAAATACCAGTTACTTTGGCAAGAGAAGTATTTGCGTTTGCTGCGTTGGTTGTACCTACAAGATAAACTGTAGTGGTAGTAGATGTATTCGATAGTACAGCCGCTGCGTTGGTTGCTGCGTTAGCAGTTCCGTATAAGGCGCCGATGAAAAAGTTAGCATTAACTGCGTTGCCCAAATTAGCATTAGCAGAAGTGAGATTTCCGGTGTAGGTTCCGTATCCAGCAGTGTTGACTCCTGCTGAAGATACTGTTACTATGTCGGCGTTGGCAATTCTAGTTGTGACATTGCCATTGAGTGTTACGAAAACCTGACTTGATCCGCTTACAATGACACTATTAGCAAGAGCAGTTACATTAGAAATGCCGGTGCCATCACCGATAAAGAAGTTAGCAGTTGCAACATTTCCTAAATTCGAATTGCCTGAAGCTGCAACAGCTAGGTTACTTAAAGTACCAACTGTAGTAATATTGGGTTGGGCATTAGTTGTTAATGTACCAGTAAGTAATAATGCACCGATAGTTCCTGCATTTGCGTATATATTAGCGGTAGTAGTAATGTTTCCTGATGCAGTTAATATACCAGTTGATACGTTACCTGCAGTTAAATTACCGGTTGCAGTAATCGTATTGCTAGATGAGATTGAACTGTTAGCTACAAATGCGCTTGCTGTAACGGTGCCTGAAAAATTGGCATTTGTAATTCCAGTAATATTAGCTGGCAAATCAATAGTAAGTGACTGAGTAGTAGAGTTATCCATTGTGGTAATTAAATTACCATTGGCACCGTTCAATCCTAGGCTTAGAGTAGTAGTCGTTACTGTAACACAAGCAATATCAGCATTAATAATTACATTTCCTGTAGGCGAATTGACACTGGTTCCCTGTCCAGGTGTTCTGTTGATCGAAATTACAGCCTGATCTTGGAGACCCGAAAATAACTCGGTAAAATTTAGTTGTACTTTTTCAAATGCAGTACGAATTGCATCTGCATCGGGATCGTTAGGAAATGTACCGAAATCAATATTGCGCTGAGCCATGTTTATAATCACCTATTATGATGTATTTATCTTTTTGGGTGAATAGATGCCACCCATAAAAATAGCCGGGAACTAGCCCGGCTATTCTTATTATAATGTTGTGCTTATGATTATTTGATTCCTGCTAGCTTTGCAAAGTTTGCCGGAGTATTAGTACTTTCATCGTGAATTCTATCTTCTTGTCCAGCAATGACAGGAATAGTAGTCTGACCAGTTGACTTAGGCTTGTTAAGGCCACCAGCAATCACCTTAGTCATGAAGTCAATATCTTGTTCGAAAGTAGTGTCAGATACAGTCTTTCCTGGACCAGCGTTGTTAGCCCACTCATCGACCTTTTCTTTCTTATCTTTCTTGTCATCGTATTCGATGTCTTTCTTTACCTTTTCGCCAGCTTTCTCAGCCTTATCATCGTCTTTACCTTTATGACCTTCATCATGTTCGATGTCCTTAGCGACTTTCTTAGCAGCTTTCTCAGCTTTATCATCTTCTTCTGCTTGTGATTCTTCTGCAATGAATGCAAGCTTTCTGAAAAGATTAGCGAATGATTCTGAAACAGTTTCACCTTCTTCATCAGTTTCGCCTTCTTTGCTTTCAGGACCTTCTTCACTTGCTTCGCCACCGTCACCGCCTTCGTTGACAGTGTTGGTTTTATTCTGCTGATTTGAGGTAGCAAGTGCTGCATCTTCTTCTGCTTCTGCATCTTCATCGGCAGTTGATTCTGCTTCACCAGTATCAGGAGCGTTATCTTCAGCGACTTCAAACTCCATTTGGTCTTCTGATTCTACTTCATCAACCATTTCTTTTCCTCTGCCCATTGAGCAGCCTGCTTCATGCACACCTTCGTATGTTCCGCATTCATTGCATGTTTCTTCGTTGGAAGGTTGATCATAATCACTGCATTCATAGTCGCCGTCGCAACCGCAATCTTTTTTATCGGCTTCTTCGTGATTGCCATAAAGCTGTTCTTCGTCACCTTCTTCGTCTGCATAGTCTTCTGCGCCGCCGGATTGAATACCTGATAGCTTCTGCATGAGACCCATCATACCATCATGACCGTCTACTACACCAATGTCAATTCCGCCTGCGCCAACTTCGTCTGGTGCACCGTGTGAAGGTTGAACTGACATTGCACTTGAATGTGTATCTGCATTGTCATCACCAAATAGACCAAGACCCGCGTTCTTTACGAATGCAAGTAGATGCTCTGCTTCTTGGTCTTGTGCAGTAATAGTTACTGAATCAGGTGAATTCTGTTGACCCTTAGAGATTGATACTGAAAGACCTTCATTAACTTCTGCACCTTCGTTTAGCAAATCATTAAGTTGGTTATCCCATGATTCAAATGCATACTCGTTGACTTTAGCATCGTATCCTGTACGATCAGTGAAAGTTTTTCCACCTACTGCAAACTTGCCGCCCTTTGGAGTCTTTGCAAGAGCAGCAGTGAATGCATTGCCTTCTTCCATATCGTCTTCCATAGTAGGCATTGCTGCGCTTGCCATACCAGGAACTGTTGCTGCTGGCATTGCTGGAGCAGTTTCATATACGCCTTGACCATAGCACTCATCTAGGCCTTCTTTGTAGCCTTCGTGATATGCTTTCATTTCGCCCAAGTCTTCGTAGCTTTTGCCACAGTGTGCATGACCCTTGAGACCGTGTGCTTTGCCCTCAAAGCGGGCCGCGCTAATTCTGTGATTCATAGATTCATCTACCTTTTTCTTTTTCTTATCGGCTGCTGCCTTCTTCATTGGTTCTTTCTTGTTACCATCTTTGTCAAGGTCTAAGAAGTCTGGCTTCTTACCTTTAACCGGTGCTTTAGTTGAAGCCTTGTCATCTTTCTTAGCAAAAGGATTAACACCCTTCTTACCTTCAGTGACTTCTTTAACTCTTGCATATGATGGAGCTTTTGATTTAGCATATTTTTTACCAATCAACTCTTTGTAATTTTCTCTATTGAAGGCGTTGTCAATCACCTCTACTTGTGGTTCTTTACCTTCAAGAGTAGTTTGACTGCGGCCAGCGCCTAAGCCAGCTCCTTTGGTATCAATGCCGGAAGTAGGAGCGATGTCACCTTCTTTGACTTTTTTCTTGTTCTTATTGTCAAGCATTCCGCGCTTGTTTGCAGTTGCCCATGCAATGTCAGATGCTTTGTCTTTTGACTTGCCTAATTTTTCTTCAGACTTTTCAATGTGCTTGACCATACGATCAACCTTTGCGCCTTCTTTGATTGCCCCAGTATCTCTAAGTTTGCCCACTGTTTTTACTAGTGCATCATGACCTTTAAGAGCCTTGTGTTTGCGCTGTGCGTTAAATGCAGCTTGTGAGTCAAGGTCTTGACTCATTCTAGCTGACTTTGCTTGGCCTGCTGCATCTGTGGGCTGCTGACCAACAGCAACTCTAGCTTTTCCTATATCACCTGCTTGAGCATCGTAATAACCTGAAATCTTATCTTTAGTTATAGATGTTTTAGGATTAGTTTGTCCAGTTGTACGCATATCGTGCGCTTGGGCAACATTACTTAGTTGATCCCTTCTACCACGGGCATATCTTGTCATCAACTCAGGTGAGAGTTCGTCAAGCTTCTTGTCTTTGATTGCCTTTACGCTATATTCATCGTTCTTTAATGCAGCTTGTATTGCATCACGCTGACCTCTGTGCTTTGAAATAACTTTACCGGAAGAATCAACTACTTTATATCCTTTGATATGAGAGGTTGATTTACGGGTTCCTTTTTCAGCTTGACCCATGTCAACTTCTTTCATTGCCTGCTGACCAGTCTGCAATTGATTTGGATTGGGCTGACCAGCAGCAGTAGCTTGAGGCTGTTGGCCAGTAGCAGCTGGCTGTTGACCCGGAGCTTGAACAATCTGAACATCTTTGGGATCAAGATTCTTAAGCATATTTTGTACAGCAGGATTATTACTAGTTACGAATCCAGCGCCAGCTTGCTTGTTCTGTGGATCTAATACCGGAAGAGGTTTTTGACCCGGGACGACTGCTTCTGATAACTGGTGAAACATGTCCTTAAGTGATGGCTTCTTATTTACAGGAGGGCTTACTGAATCTTCTGTTATCATTTTTTTTCTAGCAGGAGCTTTGGGAGCAGTAGCTTCTAACTCAGCTAATTTTTGCATAATGTCTTTCATAATATTATCCTCTACCTGTCTGAGGCTTTGCAGGACGAGTAATCTTACTCATAGGACTGTCCTTACCCATTGATGCCATTTGTGTTTCTGGTTTGAAGGGATCAAATGCATTTGGAGTCTTCTTACCTTCGTAAGGAATATCAATTGTATTGTCTTTCATTTGGTCTTTGATGCTGTCAAGATAGCTATTACCGTATGCCTTAGCAGCTTCTTTAGCTCCGGGCTGTTCTTCAAGTTCAGTATGATCTAGTACAGGACTGTGACTTGCTTCGTTAGCATAAGCTTCGCTCTCGCTATTGATGCTATCATCAAAGTTCGTGCTGACAACACGAACCATGTTAACATTGTATCCTAGTAATTGTGCAATTTGCTGAATCATTGGTTCAGTAGCAGGATAGCGAAACTCTGCTTTAATGATGTGAACTGGCTCGTTTTCTAAATCAGGAAAACCATATGGGCTTTTCTGAATAGGAGTAGAAACCGGATCAGAAATCTTGATAGGATCAAACTTCTTTAAGTTAAATTTGAACATGTCAAGGAAGTTCTTATCTACCTGACCAGCGACCTTAATAGTGTAATTATAAGTGTGTACACTTTCAACAATGTATTGTTTTAAACTGCGCATATTGGATCCTTGAATAGCTTTGTATTGTATTTATCTTTAATCGTTGTTTTTAGTGTTGAACATCTTAAGAAGTTCATTGCGATCTAGTGATTGGCCTGTTCCTAATGGAGTATTTTCAATCTCCTCAGTTTTTGCCAACATCTTTTGATCAAGCTGTGCTTTCTTCATTTGTAGGTCGAGCATCTTAAGTTTTTTGTTAATCTTTGCTGTCTTCGCAGTAATAGCGTGTCCTAGCATACTACTTGCACTATTGAAGATTTCAGAACTAAAGCGTGATTCTACCTGCATACCCAAATCCATCAAGTCTTTATAACTTGAAGTAGCCATCTCAGCGAGTTCATCCATCTCATTGTCAGCAGCTTCCAGGCCTTTTACCATAGGCAATGCTGCTTCAATCTTGTCTAATGTGTTTAATGCATTTTCAGTAACTTCTTCAGTGACTTCAGGCAATGGAATAGTAAGATCATTGTCTTCGGATGATGCTAAATCAAAAAGTTCTTCTAGTTTCTTTGTCATGTAAGTATTTATCAACTACGCCCATTCTAAAAAGTTAAAAGAGATTTGAGCTTGAACTGTTCAGGTAAAGGTGCAACTGCTAAATCAAATAACACCCGGTGATTATGCTCTATAATATCATTGACTTCTCGTAGAATTGTAGCCATTTCATCTTCGGATAGTAAGCTCAATCTATTAATTTCTGCTAATATTGCTTCTACTCGTTGTTCAAAATCTTCGATATCATCATATGATTCATCAAACCAGGGACTAAAGGTCTTGAAGCCAAATGCTTGTAATGCTTTTAGGCCATGCTGTTCAGTCACAATGATGAATGGTTTTTTAAACAGAATAGCTTTATATGTTTTTTCCGTTAAGAAACTACCAAATCCTTGATAAGAATAGACAGAGTGTTCACCAAATGGTTCTGTCTCAAATACTATATTAATATCTGATTTTTCGCAGTAATGTCCTAATGTCATAGGATAATGCACATGACTATATTGTTCATTAGGTATAGTGTAAGGTATTCCTTCTACCCATGGATCTAGTATATGTCTAGCGTGAGAAAGTCGTTCAGGAATCATTTCTTTAAATGATTCAGGTAGCATGTCAGATTCGGTATTAGCAAAAGTGTAATGAAGCTGCGGTTCCAACCCTGCTGCAATCAAACTACATAAAAATTCAAATCTAGCTTTCTGATGCCTCCGTATGAATAAAGAAAATCTTTTATTAACGATCTCGGTAGTATCTAACTCTACTCTTTTTTCAAAGGAATGCGAAATGATCTGCACTCTAAACAACTCTTTAAGCCATCGGTCTCTGCTCACTACATTTACCTGAGGCATAATACGCTTAATAGCTTGAATGTCATATTCTAGTTGTGTTATTATATGCACATTTGAAAGGTTGAAATTCATTTTCAATAAGGCTTCATTAACTTGACTAATCATTTGGCTTTTAGAGTAAAATGATTTGTAATCAAATATTAACAGCATTTTTTTGTTTGCTATATTTTTAGCTTGTTCAATCTGGGATTCAGTCAAATGCTGTAGGTTAATCCAACTAGGATCTGATATTATTAAACTGTTCTCAGTAAGTTCTTCTTTTTCCCAATCAAAAACAGTAACCTCGCAGTTCACTAGTTCAGTTTCAAATAATTCATGATTAATGTGATGATGGTAAGTACCGAGGACATATATGGACATTACTTTCCTCCGTTTCTGAATATATCATCTTCAGTTATTACTCGGAATGCCATGCCTTGACTCTTACAATATGCAGTAGCAGCTATCCATTTTGCGTGATTGATTGCTACCACCATTCTATCTTTGGCACTAGCGACCTTACTTTCAATGATACTTTGTTTTTTAGGTTTTATCTCAACAACTTCTGCGATCTTCATTCTATTTTTGTTTTCATACACTACAAGAAAATCGGGTACATAGATAGTAGATTTCCCAGTGAACGGATGCTTGTACGGAATCCTCAGTGACTCACTTGCCCAATAAATTATGTTATCATTACTATCGCAAAAGGTCATGAAAGTCAGTTCCCATCCAGAGCGATAAGTTGGGGTAATCTTTCCTATATATTTTTGAGGATTTTTAGGAGTATATTTCCCCTGTGCCCATTTACCCATGTCAAAGAACTACGTTTCTCTGCACTGCTTCATTTGGTTTTGGCAGCATGCCGATGCCGTATAGTGAGGTTTTACTTTTGAAAGTGTTGAGATAGTAAGCCATTACTTGGGTAAGTTGTAAGTTATTTTCAGTACCCTTAAGAACATCCAACAATGACATAATATTATAGCCGCCTTCTTGAGCAATCCTAAATAACAAAGCAGTAAAGTTTCCTGCAATTTTTGTGTTTTCGGTTACACCTTTAAAGAAAGAAAATATAACATCGTAGTCGCTACCATTCACAACAAGCTGGGTTGTGTAAAAGTTATCGAAAATTCTTACTGTTTTGTCAGTTGAGTCTTGTGAAGTTGTGAACATACAGTTATTTATTCTTATGTAAAGATTGGATCATTATCATCAAAGGGATCGTCAGGCTCAGGGGTATACAGTGCGTTTTGTACTGTAAAATCATTATCAAACTCTGTATCAAACTCATCTTGATCGAAAGCTTCTTTGTCAGTATTGTTAGGTTTAGGCAATACAGTAGGAGTTTTGTTAGTAGGAATCTTAATAGTTTCTCCAGCATAAATCAAGTTTGGATTCTTAATGTTTGGATTTTCTTTGAGCAATGCTTGTACAGTAGTGCCATTTGCCTTTGCAATCTTAGTAAGGTTATCACCTTTCTTGATTTTGTAATCTTCTTCAAACGGATCATCAAGTGATCTTAGAGATGCAAGCAATTCGGCTTCCTGTTCCCGGTTAAAAGCGTCAACTATTGCTTCAAGCTCTGCATCGGATGGACCCCCATCCGATACAACACCGCTGCTTTCAAGGGCTTGCAAATAAATTTCTGAGATAGGTAGATTTCCCCCACCTGATTGTTCCTTAGGAGTATCACCTGTTTTATCTGCGCCGTTGTATTGATTGCCCGCTGTACCTATGTCTGAAATCACAGGCGGGCTTAATCGTGCGCCGATTGTAGGGAAAGCAGCAGTACCAATTGGTCCAGGACTTGCCCCAGCTTTAGGAAAATTAAACAATGAATTTCTTGTGTTGGGTGTATTTTGAATAGCGTTACGAAGCATAGCATTTAATTCTGCTGTTGCTACATTCTTTAGATTTAAATTTTTAGTTGTGTTATATAAGGTGCCAGCAGTCTTAACTGCGCTTAGTATATCTCCGTCTCCCAAAGCTCTTAAGGTGCCGCCGGCTGCATCTACCAATCCGCCTTGACCAAGTACCGTACCATTGGCTCCGGGCTGAGCGATTGGACTTGTATTTCTATCGTAGGTAGCAACATCGCCGAATCCAGTAACAATGTCTCCTGGTTTTCTACCATCCATTTTACCATAATTGTAAACTACAGTTTCATAGTCGATAGTCATTTTATTTTGCATGACACCGTTACCATCTTCATAGTTGTATGTGTCATGGTTAAAGTTAGTGATTACTGGATTAACAAATGTATAAGCAGTGAAGTTATGTTGGTTAAAACCAAATACTGTTATATTCTTAAAGAATGCAACTTTTTTTCCAGTAGCAGAATCCGTTTGCCCGCCATTGAATCCCCAATCACTATCTCCACTTATAGAGTCTTCATATATATTTCTATCATTATATTGCTGTGATGGCGGAACATCATAATTTAACGATTCGCCTAAGGTTGTACCTCTAAAACCTTGCAAAATGTTTTGAGGTTTACTTCCATCATTATAATAATATTGATAATAGTTATTCCAAAGATAATTTACGGAGTCGTTGTTATCATCGTGAAAAGTTATGTCTACTGCTTCGTACTTAATTTTAGATTGAGTAATGCGTTTTCTATTATACTGGTTCATTTGGTGGGTAGCAAAACTAAACGAAGGAAGTTTTACATCTTTTACTAATAAACCATAGTTGAAATTGTTAGGAAATGCTTGTGCATTAGTTTCAAAGTATGTATGAAATAGAAACTTTAGTTTAGGTGTGTTTTGATAGCTGTTTGTTCTAAAGGTTTTAGAAGCATGGGTGTAGTCTCTAAGGTAGTCGCTGCCGAAGAAGGCTCCGGCAGCGTCTTTTAAGAAATTTTGTGCCCAGTTACCTAGTGACATTATATATCCTTAGGATTATTGTTGACCCTGAGCACCAATACCTGTAGCAATACCTGTTGATCCGCTGAATGCACGGCCAACACTTGTACCAACACCAGATGTTAGTGGTGATTGAATTGCGTTGTCATATGCAATAGTCAAGCCGACTGTTACGGCTTCAGATGTACCATAATTCAATGTATTATAGTTAGCTGACTTCAAGAAGCAACCATATAGTTCCCAAGTTTCAAGTACAGTAGGAGCGAGAGTACCGTTACCACCGTCTAGAATTTCAATGTTTGTTTGGAACTTATAGTCCTGACCAGTTGCAGCAGAAGCCTGCTCAACAAAGTCAAGTTGCTTCTGTAGCTGCTGACCAACTGCCTTTGAAACGGTGCCTGAAGCATCGTCACGAATGTTTACAGACATATCTGCCCAAGTATGCTTACCTGCAATCTTGAGTGTTGAGTTATATACCTGCAATGGAATTTCAGCGAATGAAAGGTTTGGTCTTGAGCAATCGATGACTTGTTTTGTTAAGCTAAGACCGCCTGTGGAATCAACCCCAAAGTTCAAGAAATTGACTCTAAAGCGAAACTGTAGCTTAGGCATCAACAGACCTTGGTTGCCGCCTGCGTTATCAGATGCTACGGTCATGTTGAACAATGATTGTGAGGCTGTTGCCATTTTATATTCTCCTGTTATAAGTATTTATCTTTGTGAAGTGAGTAGCCCAACCGAGCTACTCACTTCATTTCACATTATCCTAAAAGTGACGTAGCTGCTGCACCTGAGGTAGCTTGATTAGAGATACCCTGAGAAGACAATTCGCCAGTATTAAAGATACGAACCGGAATATAGATGAATTCAATTGCCTTAACAGGTTCAATTGCAACATCAATCCATAGTTCATTTCGATCAATTCTTGCAGGAGTGTTGTTAGATTCGTCGCATACTACTAGATAGTCATATACGCCTCTCTTAGCAACTAGATCCACAAGAAGTGTTTCTACAACTCCTGAAATCTGCTGTCTCGTGAGTGCATCGTTTGGTTCAAATACGAACGGACGAGCAGAAAGAGTCAACTGACGACGGAGATAAGCAACAAGTCTTGCGACATTAATTCTATCAAGTGCTGATTGTGAATTAAAGCTTGATTTGTTACCGTAGTTGAGCAATCCGTTACCTGTAAAGAATACAAGTGGATTGATCTGATTGGTATAAAGTACATCGCGGATACCAACTCGTGTCTTGATCGGCACAAACTCACCAGTTGTTGAATCGATGTAACCGATAGCAGTTGCGTTGTCAATGACACCGCGACGAGTACCAGCAGGTGCTAACCAAGGGAAAGCAATAGTATCGTTGCGTAGAATTGTTCTAATCATCATGTGTGATGGGGGAACTGCTACAAGATTACCGCTTAGATCGTTTGTTAGACCTGAAGGATAGAACAGACCCATATAAGTGCTACGAGTTACTAGCCCTTCTTCACCTGTTGATGTTGCACCAGCAGCATTAGTTGCCCAAGCCTGAATTTCCGTAGCATTGTCAGCTAGTCTCATTGGTGTATCACCGATGACAAAGCCTGTTTCGCCACGGTCAGCATTAAGAACAATCATGTTAGGTTGCAATTCAGGATAATTCGGAGTTGCAATTAAGTTGAAGAAGTTGTCTTCATCTCGAATTGCAGTGTTACTATCAATCGCTGCACGAAGTGACTGAACTACCATATTACGCTGTGCCTTGCGACCCATATAAGGAGCACCATTTGACTGTAGCCCACTCACTGAAACCCATGCGTTCTTCTCTGTTGGAAGTGATTGATCAGGGAAGCTAGTTGAATTGAAGTAATTTACTGCAAATTCCTTAACATTGTAGCCTGAACGACGAGTGTTAAACAGCAACATGCCTACTGGATAAAGTGCATCATCAGGAGCATCAAGATCCAAATAGTTGCTTGTTAGCAATGATACGATTGTTGGAATCGGATCGTCTACTGGATTTGTTGTACCATTAATTGCCCAACGAGCATCTGCAAACACTACACCTGAAGCACTAGTTTGGTCAGCATTATCAATTCTTACCCAAACATCTTCAGCATTTACTGACTGCCAACGATTGATAATTGGATAATTTTCTAGGTCACTAGTATCAATCCAAATGTCACCGTATACGAGTGCAGTACCGTCACTCTGAGTTGTTGGCTCGCTTGCGCTTACAATTGGTCCATTAGGATCAGTTGTATTTACGCCTGATGGTAGAGGGAAACCATTGCTATCATAGTTAACATTCTTGTATCCTCTCCAGCCTGCTGAAGTGTTGACCAAAATATCAACTTCGTCAACAACTGAGTAGAACCAATTTGTGCCGTTAGCAGGAGCTGTATTAGGAGCACCTTCATTAGCGGTCATTTCAAACTCTACCCAGTTAGAAAGAATTGTTCTATATGTAGCAGCGCCTGTACCCGAAATATAAGTAACTCCGGTAACGGCGCCGGTGCTAACTTCAGTGACAATAACTGATAAGTCATTGGTTCCGGACTCTCCGCCTAAATCTGCGCCGTCAATAGTAAGAATATCACCTACTGAGTAACCGCTACCGGCTGTAGGGATATTACCTGAATCGACCCAGTATGTTTGGTAGTTATTAGTTACAGAGATTTCGCATCCTGAACCAGGACTTGATGTTGTAGCGGCTGTAAAGGTTCTTGCTGAGAAGGTTCCTTCTTTAACTCCGATAGTGCTACCGGGAGTCAATCCAATTTCTTCGATTACGCCATTTGAGAATCCATCTGACAAGTGATCGTTCAATTGAATTACGCCACCCTCAGTATGAGTTATTACGATTGCACCTGAAGTTCCAACACTTGCTGTAGTGTTAGGGATACCAGCCGCTGACCATGCAGTTACGAAGTCAGTTGCATCTGCATTATTAGGAATAGAGATTGTATATGCAGTGCTAATAGATTGTGATCCTGGAACAGATACCTGAACGAAAAGATCGTATGGTCCAACCGCGCCTAAGTTAGCTGAATTAAACTCCGGATTAGTATTTTCACCGACTACAACAGTAGCACCGGTTGCAATTCTTTCCCAATAATAGACAGGACCTAAGTTATATCCAACATTGCTTCCGGATGTGGTGCAATAGTCATACTGTGCATACACTGTTCCGGCTGGAATATTCTTACCACCAGTTGAATCTAGAGTGTAAATCATTTCCCAATCGCTAGTACCGTAATTTACGGTCTTAGCAACAAAGCTTTCGATAACACTATCATATTCACTGATTGATACATTTAGACCGTTGCCAGCTGAGCCAACCTTAATCCAAACTGAACCAGTAGGATGTGGTACAGTTTGACTTGCTTGCCATAGTGGCTGTTGTGCAGAAGTACCATATGCTAGTTTTGGTTGATAATATACACCTGCTGTAATTCCTAAATCAGCAAGAATAGTACCGGTACCCGAAATAATAATTTCAGGATCAGATGTATCACTGTACAATTGTCCAGTTTGCTTTGAGTAGATTGTTAGTTTTCCACCGATAGACTCCGCAGACAGATAAGTCCAGCCGAAAGCGTTAATATCATTAACGAGATTACTGACCGTGTCTCCTGCGCCAACTGTGATAGTAGCGAGTACGTCCGTAGATTCACCAACAGCAATAGTTAATGTATCGCCGGCAGTTAGTGTAGGATTTGAATTAGAACCTTGTACGGTTGGCCATGAATCTAACCAGCCGGCGCTTCCTATTCTTACCCAAGTATTACTTGGTGTCTTGTAGAAGAATTGTCCAGCAGATGCAGCAGACGGGAATGAGTAAGTTGGAATTGCATTTACTGCATACTCACCAATGTTACCGATGCTGTTAAGTGGAACGCCACCTGACAAATTATCCGAATCAGAAATTACGATTGGAACTTGAAGAACAAACTGACCGGTAGTTGAGTTAAACTCATAGATTCCCCAAGTTGAACTAGTAGTGTCTAGCCAATATGTGCCGTCAGTTGGAGCTCCGGCTGGGCGCCCTGTTTGACCTACAAGACTAGCAAGGTCAATGTCCGCTCTAAGAGTGTAGATTGTGTTAGTTGAACCCAAAGCAGAATACGCTGCTAATAGACCATATTCATTCAATTCGTATCCCTGAATCGGGGTACCATTTGAGGTAGAATAGAAGAATGGGTTACCGTATAGAGTAACAAGATCACGCTGACTAGTGACACGATACAACTTACCCGCATTTGCTGCGGTTGTTGCTGAGGCTACACCGGTTGAAGTAGGATCGGCTTTATTCTGTGCTGTAGCAAGCAGAATGAATGGGATTGAATTTGTTGGGGCTGGAAGATACTGACTTTCATCAATGACTGATACTTCTACGCCCGGGGATACTAGTGCCATATTAATTTTCCTTTGTATGATTGTGAGGTTTACCACCTGTCACAGATACTTTTGATACCTGCTCTAATGTTATTTATTGTATATTATTAAAAACACCGGATTAGCTGACCTTTAAAGGTAAAAATGAATAAATAATCATATGATCAAAAGACCCATGTGTAAAGAATGTAATAGAAACTTTTCAGCTATAAACTATATCCGAAAAGGTAAAACCTATTACCGAAGTATATGCGATAGCTGCGGGAAGAAGCGGGCTAAAAAGAAACCTCAATCACACAGTTGGGAGAAGGCTGGATACAAAAAAAAGCCACACTGTGACTTGTGCGGCTTCAAAAGTTTATATCCTAGTCAAATGACCGTCTTTCACATTGACGGTAATCTGACTAATGTGGCGTTTAACAATTTACGAACCATTTGCCTCAACTGTGTTGAAGTAGTCAAGAAAAAAGAAGTCACTTGGAAACGAGGTGACTTAACGGTTGATTATTGATTCTATCTGAGTATGTAGATAGTCAATCGTTCCGTTGTTATCGATGTGATGGTCATAATCTAAACCAACGCTACTATATTCGCTGGCGTGAACTTTATATTCATTCTCAAGTAGATTCCGCAGCACATCCTTCATGTCGGTGTCAAGTTCTTTATTGTGATTTACAGCTACTGGCAACCAGTAAGGATCCTCACCGCGATGAGTCCTAAGTGTGATGCCGCCTGCATTCTTGATAGCGTGAACTTCATTAGCAAAGCGGCAATCAGTGATTACGATATCATCCTTGATGCCCTGCAAACGATTCTCTACGCTTGCTACCCAAATGTCATTATGAAAACTCTTGCGGGCGACATCTGTTCCCCACTGCTGCAACACCCAACGGGGAGTCAGATTGGGGATGCCCAATCGTTCTGCCCACCAAGTATCAACTTCTTCTCGCCATTCACGGCTAGCCTTAGTTGAGCCTTCAAGAAGTTCGCGGTCCCAGTTAAAGATAACTGCAACAGCATCCTTAAGTGTACCGGCGAAGCTCATGCGCTTGAAGCCGTGAAATGTGCAAAGATAGTCAGCGGCTGTATCTTTGCCGCTACCGATGAGACCTGTAATTCCTATTATCATTCTTACACTATAACATAAGAAGTAAGTATTGTCAAGCCTTAATCTACGAGTAGGTCGCCGATGATTAAATTCATTTGCAGATTACCGATTTCATCACGCAGGTTTTCTTCTTGGTCAGGTGTCAAGGTGCCTTCAGTGAGTCCTTGATTTAGTTCGTCAACAAGCTTAGCAATAGTTTCTCTATCGTCAGGCATTAACCTTGAATCCATGTGAGTGGTTGTGAATAATCTTGATACTTACGCAAGTCATCAAGCAATGTTTCTTGTGCAGCTTTACCCTCTGCCTTCATAGCGGCACCATTCAAGCTTGTTCCTCCGCCGGGACCGGCGATTGATTGAAACTTTTCACGAGCCTCGCCGATGATACTTTTGAGATTGGCAAGAATAAAGTCACCAATCCAAACGCCAGCACCTGGATCCTGCAATAGTTCAAGTTCGGGGCGCTGTACATCTGCCCAAATGAGAACACGCTCTCCGGTTCCTTTAAAATCACGGACAACTTTCAATACCTTCGTTACTGGATTGAAGGTGTAGTTAAGATAACCACCAAACATTCTTGCAGTCAATTCGACATAGCTTGCATAGAAATCGTATGTAGCTAAGCCACCGGTGTAGTTGTAATTCAGCAGATAGGTGTTGAGAATTGCGCTTGAGAACGGGTCAAACGATGTTGAACTCGGTCCGGTTTCAAGACCTACTGTCCTACGATATAGGCAACGAACATTTATAAATTCGCTAGGAAGTGTGTACTCGTAAACATTCTTTTGTACTGTAAAGAGCGTATAGGACTCTATGTTAGCGTTTTGCGCTCTTTGTCTATAAAGCTTGATAGCATAGTTATAGGCTGCTTCGTAGTGCTGCGGATCAAGTTCTAGATCAATGATATCCCCACCCAATCGTAAACGAAGGTTCTCAAAGAGCCCTTGTTTATATTCTTCTAAATCTAAATTATTTGGGGTTGCTAGTAAATCTGCGGCCATAGTCGTTTCCTTATATGTTTATTTATCAGGAACCGACTATGACCTCTATTCTCTGCCCTACAGATCACCAGCTTGACGGTTCTCGCTGTAGTGAGCATCAAACTTGCCGCCAGGATAGCGTGACTCTAGCTTATTTACATTTTCAGCAAGTACTAAGTTAGGGTCAAGTCCAAGTGCGTTACAAGCATTAGCCCAGTACCAAGCAATGTCACCTAGTTCACGCTTCATATGATAGATAGATTCCTCATTAAGGGGCTTACCCTGGAAGAGAATCTTCTTCACAATCTCCTGAAACTCTCCGCCTTCGCTACCAAGACCAGTGCTTGCAGTCATAAGCAATGCAAGATTGACATTAGTATTAGCGTCAAGCTCCTTGAGGTGCTCAATGAGTGCAGTAAGGTCCTTACTTTGGTCACTGCATACAGAGAGGACAAAATCTGCGTACTTGTTTAGGTCGATATTATTCATGTTTTTCCTTTTAAAATGCCTTGAGAATAATCATTCCGATATTGAAGCGACCATTCGGTACAGCCTCAACCGCCTTAATCTCACTGAAATACTTACGAGCAGCAGGCTTACTACCCATGATAGCTTTAATCTGTTCAACGGGCTTGCGAAGCGTCTTCATACCGCTTTCCTTCTTGTCAAACCCGATGATAGAGTTACCCTTGACCATCAGACACTTGCTATAAGCGTCTGCAACATAGTGATGCATCTTGCGCTTAGCAGTGTCATAGACCCAAGCTTCGGTGCTCTCATGAAGCTTGACGGGGCTTAGACCAGTAAGTTCAAGCTTGAGTGCATCGTCCTTAAAGGACTTGCAGTGCTTAAGCTTAGCAACAATCCGTTCAACAGGCACAGCCTTCTTAGCACGAGGCTTCTTAGCAACCTGCTTGAGACTGATGTAGCCATTAAATTCAGCAATGATATCCTCAATCAACTTGATAGCATAACGAAGCTGCATTTTGCTGTAATTAGCATATCCTTCGTTCAACTGTTCACACTTGCCAGCTTGAACTTCAAGATATTCGTTCAGCAGAGTGTTCCAACGCTTGATAGCTGATGCAAGATGCTGGGGAAGAACATTGCGGGAAGACAATGCACCGACGACCTTCTTGTCAATGCTGAAATCCTTAGAGAAACCTGAATTAACAAATTCATCAAACAGTGCTTCAATGTCGCCGAGGGCTTCATCAGCCTTTTCACGCATGATTTCCTGAATGTTGACTACCTTCTTAGGCTTCTCTTCGCCTTCAGTTTCTTCTTTCTTAGCGGTGAGTGCTGCTCCTTCAAGAGCAAGTGTTTCAATCCATTTGACAATGCCAGTCTTGTAACCATCTGGAACAAGATCAGGATTAACTTCTAGAAGATGGGCAGTGGCAGCCCAATGACTATACATATCAACCTTCCAATCGGGAAGACGATTGACCTTAGTCAAGACATCTTTGGGAAAGTTCTGCTTGATATATTCCCTAACCTTGTTGCCGCAATCTTTGCGCTCAACATCATAGTGAG